CCCGCTGGCTACATCGCCGTGGACCGCTACGGCACGATGTGGTTCAACTTCGACACGCACAGCATTATGTACGGGTGGGAGGAGCCTGATGGGCGGCTGGTGTATCAGGTCGCGCCACGCGAAGGGTTCGGCCCGTACGACCTTGCCAAGATCATGCAGATGACCGTGCCGCACGCTTGACAGCCACGGGCGGCACGCGGGTAGAGTCCCGGCGTGCATGACCCGCACACACGACCCTGCACCGTCGCCGCGCTGCATCGCGCCACGATCCGCGCAACGATGATGGGCAGGCCGACCGATGCCGAGCGCATGGCCGCGCTGCGGTGCGCACGGAGGCGCACCGAGGCATTGGAAAGGCTCAAGCGCGATACCGCTGCGCGCATCGGCATAGGCTGACGCATGACGCACGCCGAACTGCACACGATCCTTGCGCGGCGCGTGCAGCAACTGGAGGATGAGCGCGACCGCTGGCAGTCGCAGGCGCTCGACGCGCAGCGCCTTGCGCGCATCCGCGCCATCTGCGTGTCATGGATGGCAGGCGAGGCGACCGACGCGCATCTGGCGCACCTTGCGCTGGACGAGGAGGCGCTGGAGATTGTTGCCCAGCGATGCACGGACGAGACATTCCGTGAACTGCGCGACCGGGGTATGCCGATACAGGTCACCGACGAATGACCCCGCACAAGTTGCCGCGCATCGTGTTTGACGTAGTCGGCACGCCTGCACCGGGCGGCAGCAAGTCCGCGTTCCCGAACCGCAGGACCGGGCGCATCATGATCGTTGACGCAGGAGGCAAGCGGACCAAGGAGTGGCGTGCAGCCGTCGCAGCGGCAGGGCGCGAGGCGATGGAGGGGCAGGAACCGCTGAACCCGCCGCTGGCGCTCACGATCCTGTTCCGCGTCCCGCGCCCAGCCAGCCACCTGAACAAACAGGGCAGATTGCGCCGCAGTAGCCCCGTGTACCCGATCTCGCGGCCTGACCTGACCAAGTACCTGCGCAGCACCGAGGACGCGCTGACGGGCATTGCGTGGGCCGACGATGCGACAATCGTGGAGCAGTGGGTGGCGAAGATCTACGCGCATCCAAGCGAACAGCCAGGGGCGCGCATCACGGTGCGTGAACTGCGCGTCAGCGCCTCCGACAGCCTTGAATGGGAGGACGCATGATGACGCGCACTGGCAAGCCTCGCACTTGGCGTCACAAGCAGGTCGCGCCGACCATTACCCGTGTATGGGCTGACCTGCCGACCGTGAACGACTGCCTGTGGGTGCTGCTGCGCGGCGACGCGCACCACGACAATCCGCACAGTGACCACGACCTGCAGCGCAAGCATCTTGACGAGGCGCTTGAGCGCGATGCGCTGATAGTCGACGTTGGGGATCTCTGCTGCTGCATGGCCGGAAAGGCCGATCCGCGCATGGTCAAGCACGGAGTAACACGGCCGGAACACGCGATGGCGAATGACTATTTTGACAGTGTGGTGCGGCACAATGCGGACTTCCTGCTGCCGTACGCCAGCAACATCGTGGTGCTGGCCGAGGGCAATCATGAGACAGCGGTGCGCAAGCGCCAAGAAACGTGTCTCATTACGCGCATCGTTGAGCGCATCAACACCAAGGCCGGGACCAGCATCGTGGCAGGCGGCTACGGCGGATGGCTCCACTTCACGCTCAACGTCCAGAACCGCAACACCACGCTGGCGCTCAAGTATTTCCACGGGTCGGGCGGCGGCGGCCTGATGTCCTTTGACACGCTCCGTGTCCGTAGGCAGGCGTCGTTCATCCCCGGCGCGGATGTCGTGGTGTGCGGCCATGTCCATGAGCGGTGGTCGCTGGAGATCGCGCAGGAGATCCTGCACACCAACGGATCGTTCAAGGTGGAACGCAAGATCCAGCATCACGTTCGGGTCGGGACGTACAAGGACGAGTATGGCGAGGGCAAGGGCGGCTGGCACATCGAGCGCGGAGGCCCGCCCAAGCCGGACGGCGGCTACTGGATGCGGTTGAGCGTCGAGCGGCATCGGCGGAATAAGGTTGAGACATCCCGCCCCCGCATCGAACTGATCCCAGCCTGACGGAGTGCCACCAGACATGACCCAGACCACGGAATCCGAACTCGCGTCCATCATGCTTGCCATCGGGCGATTGGAGGGCAAGGTGGACTCGCTGCTTGCGCGGCAGGACGAACTGGCCGGGGCGATCCAGCGGCTGGAGGCTCGCGTGCATGATGTCGAGGGATACAAGCACCGGATGCTGGGGGCGGCTGCCGTGGTCGGCGGCATCGTGGCGATCCTTACCCGGTTCGTGAAGTTCGGTGCGTAGCCTGCCTGTCATACGCTGCCTGTACCTCGCCGCTACCCTTTTTGCGGTCGGGTGCAGTCCGGCAGCCCGGATCGCCGATGCATCGGGCGTGATCCGAGCCAACGCCGAAAGCAGCCTGGACAGGTTCGCCCGTGTAGAAACGTATGGGGCTGCGGCTGGTGACCGACGAATTGTCACGGAGGCGCAGGGCGGAGCAGGCGAGCAGCGCGCCATCATCGGGGCGACCGAGGCCATCGTGCAGGCGCTGCCAGGGGTCAAGGATGTTGTCCCGTGGTGGGCCACCATGCTGACCTACGGCGCGGTGGCGCTTGCCATCGTCGGCATCGTCGCGCTGCTGTGGATGACGGGTATCGGGCAGTTCCTTCGGACGCTGCTGGCAGGCGTCACGGGGCTGGTCCCCCGCAGGCAGATGCGGGACGCGGACCTGGCTGCCAAGGTCATGGACGAGGCAAGCGTCGAGGGCATCCGCGAGTACATTGCGGCCCGACGCGCTGCAGACCCCATGTTTGACATCGCGTACCGAAAGGCGCAGGATGAGCGAAAGCGACAGAATCAAGGCAGTTAAGGCGCGCATCCAGCCTGAACTGTCTGCTGACGGCAGCGCCTGGACAGAGGTGAACTGGCCGGTATTCGGGTTCGACCCATGCGGCACAGGCACGCGCAGCCTGTCCATGCAGATTGACCCCTACATGGGGACATCGGTCACGATCATCATGGAGGGAGTGCCGGACCAGGCGCTTTCCGCTACTATCGCCCTAGTCGATCTGGAGCGTGCGCTACGGATCGCACGCGCAACGCTGGAGACACCAACCAATGCACCTTCTCGCTGACTTCTCGTCGTTCCTTGGATCAATCTGGTTCGCGCTGCTGTGCGGCGTGATCGGCTATGTGGTCGGCAACGTCGTGCCGATCAACAGCCTGTTCAAGAAGAACTGACCTAGACAACCCCCCGGAAGCGACACGCGCCCACGCCTTGATGGTGTGGGCGCTGTCGTTTGTATGCTGTAGCCATGCAAACGCAACGCGTTGAACTCTCGTCACTTGTGCCTGATCCGGAGAATGCGCGCAAGCATCCCGAGCGGAACCTCAAGGTCATCAAGGATTCGCTCAACAAGTTCGGCCAGCAGCATCCGCTCATAGTGTCGAGCGACAATGTCATCATCGCAGGCAATGGCCGCTACGAGGCCATGCGCCAGATGGGATGGACGCACTGCGACATCGTCCGAACAGGCCTGTCCGGCGCAAATGCGCGGGCGTTCAGCATCGCGGACAACCGGACCAGCGACACGGCTGCATGGGATGACGCGCTGCTGGTGGAGCAGTTGCAGGCAATCGCCGCTAGCGGACAGGACATGCTCGCTGCCGCCGGATACGAGCATGACGAGTTGCGTGCCCTGCTTGAGCGCAGTCCGGACGCAGCAGCCGAACTGGGACGCGGAGTAGGCGGCGTCAACGAGTTTGGCGCTGGCTTCTCGCGAAGCCTTGAGGACTACGAGGAGTCGCAGGTCAAGAACATGATCATGACGTTTTCGCTGAGCCAATACACTCTGATCGTGGACGCGATGGCAGACATCGCAGAGCGCAATGCGCTTGAGACAAACGCCGACGTCCTGATCTACCTGCTGGAGAAGGCCGGACATGCTGTCACTGAACGTGTCGAAGAGGGAAGTTGACCTTTCAAGGTACCGGACGCGACGTGCGCTGCCTAGCGACTGCAGCAGGCACATCGCCGAGGACTGTTTCATCACCGTCGACTGCAAGCCGACTCTCGCATACATCCACCGAATTGAGGGCGACTTTGGCGCTCTGCGCGCCGCACTTGACACGCTTGAGTACCACGAAGGGTTCAGGGGATCATCGTCCGCAAGCATGTTCACGCGAGCGCGGATATTCGGCTACGCGCCGCGCCTTGAAACGCGCAACCTTCCATGCCGCAAGTCATCGCTTTCCGGCGAGCAGCCGCACCACGAGGCGCTTCTTGAGCAGACGGCAGCGGTCGTGTGGAAGGCATACCAGTCAACGTTTCCGGATCGCGCAACCAGCCACCTAGACCAGGCCGGAAAGGTGCTGCCGGACTACCTGATGGCAGGCACTCCGTTCACCAGCGGCATCGTCAACGCAAACAATCCGCTGCCGTATCACTTTGACCGGGGCAACTTCAAGGGCGTCAACAGCGCGATGCTCGGCTTCAAGCGTGACATCGACGGAGGTCACCTGTGCATCCCGGAGATCGACATATCGCTTGAGATTGGAGACCAGAGCCTGCTGCTGTTTGACGGGCAGTCACTGATACACGGAGTCACGCCGTTCAAGCGGCTGAGCGACACAGCGATGAGGTACACCATCGTCTTCTATTCGCTGGTCGGCATGTGGCGATGCGAGGCACCCGGCGCGGAAATAAGGCACTTCAACAAGCGTCGAACCGATAACGAGAGGCGGCGTTCCAATGCGATCCGGGAAAAGCAGTGACGCGGATTGTGGTCGCATACCTGGCAAAGGCCAAGTACGGCGGATGGCCGTCATTCACCATGCACCTGTGCGCTGCCCTGCGCGCATGCGGATGCGAGCCAGTGGTTCGCACGCTCGGAGCGCGGACAGCGCCAATGCCAAGGCAATTCGGCTATGGCCTCATGTGCCGTAGGCTGGCGCTGGATGACCTGACAGCCATGCGCGATCCTGTGCTGATTGCGGCAGCGGACAAGGATCACGCGGAAGCGGCAATGGCATTGGTTCAGCGCGGTGCGCTTATCGTCGTGCATGATCCGGCAGAGAAGCACCTCGCAGGCATCGACCACAGCCGATGCATCGTCATCAGACAATCCATGAAGGCGCGGATGCACGCCAGCACATTCATCCCGCATCCGTACCGACGCACGTATCAGGACACCGGAACGCCGTTGCATGAGCGAGCCGCACCCGTGTGCCAGGCACGCATTGACTTTGACAAGCACACCGACAAGGTTCTGGAGGCGTGCGACCTGGGCAGCGACATCCGCTGCGTGGGCGCTGCCAACCCCATGTACGTGTTCCACAAGTTGCGTCCGCGCTGGCCCGGATTTGCGGTGAAGCCGTTTGACACGGCAGCAGGCAGTGGGGCCGCGCTGTGCAGGCAAGCATCCGCAACCGTGGACATGAGCGCGATAGCAGGCGATGGCGGCGGATCGCAGTACTCGTTCATGGAGGCGTGGGACGCCGGATCGCCGCTGATCATCAACCGCAAGTGGATTGACGGGCTGGCCCCGGACGAGATGCGGCACGGCTGGAACTGCCTCGCGGCTGCAACAGGGCAGGAGATCCATGACAGCCTGCGGCTGCTGAACCGCGATCCTGAACTGGCATCGCGACTGGTTGCGAACGGGGAGGCAAGCCTGCGCGACCATGATCCGCACGTGATAGGATCACAATACCGGGCGATGCTGCTAGGCTTGTCCTGACATGGAAACGGAGAAAGGGCCAGAGCCACAGCCCGACCCGCAGGGGGATTGGGGGGAGTCCATCGTCAGGCGAGACAAGCCACGCGGTGACCTGCGGATGCTTGAGGCTGCCATTAGGAACGGATGGGCGATACCTGCCATCGCATACGAGGCGCTGCCAAAGTTGGTCATAGACATCGCACTGAACGCGAAGGGCGAGCGCGAGCGGCTGGCAGCGGTGCGTGCGCTGACCACCATGCACAAGGACAACGTGGACACCTTTAGCGTGGCGGATCGAGCCGCGAGGCTTGACGATGGGCTGGCGACCGAGCGCATTGAACTCGCCCCGATCCGCCTGCAAAGCCGAGACTGATCCGTGGCCATAGCACTAAACCTGCCGCCGCTGTACCGGAAGCAGGCGCAGGCGATTGATGACCCGCACCGCATCGTCGTGATAGAGGCGGCCACCAAGTGCGGCAAGACGGTCGGTTGCATGGCTTGGCTGCTGGCGCAGGCATGGAACGGCAAGCCCGATGCGATGCACTGGTGGGTGGCTCCGGTCTATACGCAGTCCGGCATCGCCTTTGAGCGCATGAAGTCTTGGCTGCGGCAGGCAGATCCGACGAAGCGCGTGTGGGACAGTCACGACAGCCAGCGATGGGTGCGGCTCGCCAACGGCGCAAAGGTGTGGTTCAAGTCCGGCGACGATGCCGACAACCTGTACGGCGAGGATGTGTGGTCAGCAGTGCTGGACGAGGCCACGCGCATGGGCGAAGATGTGTGGCACGCCGTCCGCTCGACGCTGACTGCTACCAGCGGCCCGGTGCGGATAATCGGCAACGTGCGCGGCAGGCGCAACTGGGTGCATCACATGGCGCAGCGCGCCTTGCAGAACCCGGACGGTGATGTGGCCTACCACCGACTGACCGCATGGGACGCCGTAGAAGGCAAGGTCATTACGCGGGAGGAAGTGGAGGCCGCCGAGCGCGACTTGCCGCGATCCGTGTTCAGGGAGTTGTACTTGGCCGAGCCATCCGACGATGGTGGCAACCCGTTCGGCATTGACGCTATCGCCAAGTGCATCGCGCCCATGCAGGAAGGCGCGGTAGCCGTGTGGGGCGTGGATCTGGCAAAGTCCTATGACTGGACCGTTGCTGTCGGCCTGGACGTTAATGGGTCAGTAGTGGCACTTGAGCGGTGGCAGGGACAGTGGGCGGACACCAAGGCCAGACTGACCAGGATGATTGGGGAGCGCCCAGCCCTGATCGACAGCACAGGCGTGGGCGACCCGATTGTGGAGGATCTGCAACGGACTCTGCCATGCGTGGAGGGGTTCAAGTTCACGGCAGGCAGCAAGCAGCAGTTGATGGAAGGATTGGCAGCCGCGATCCAGCAGCAGCGGATCCGTGTGCCGGACGGCTGGCTGCGAGCGGAGTTGGAGGCGTTCGGCTACGAACACACTCGCACAGGCGTACGCTATGAAGCGCCACCAGGCTTGCATGATGACGGTGTGTGCGCCCTGGCGCTGGCGGTTCGTCACCTGTCGTACGCGAGCATTAACACCCTCGATATCAGGATCTTCTAGCGCATGGGCATCCTCGACTTCCTTCGGCTCAAGCGGCAGGACACGCCAGCGCAGTACATGGACGCCAGCCTGTCCGTCACGGACAAGTCCGGCCGTCCCAAGCAGCCGCCGTTTAACTACAGCGCGGCGGTGCGCATGTACTGCAGTTGGGTCTACGCGGCTGCCACCCTGAACGCGCAGGCCGTCGCGGCCAACCCGCTGCGCCTGTACGTCCGCAGCCGACCGGGTCGCAAGTTGTACGAGACGCGCCGCGTGCCGCGCGCGCGCAAGGCGTACCTGTGCGGCGACACCACGCACAAGCCGTCGCACCGGGTCATGCGCAAGGCGATGGCAGGCGACTTTGAGGAAGTGGCTACGGACCACCCCGTGCTGGAGGTGCTGCGCAAGGCCAACAGCATTGACGATGGGTTCGGTCTGGCTACGACTCGCATCCTGTTCCTTGAGTTGACGGGCAACGCCTACTTGCATCCCGTGTTCGACAGCGCCCTAAACATCCCGGTGGAACTGTGGACCATGCCCAGCCACCGCGTCAAGATCCTGCCGACCGTCGAGGGTCTGGTGGGTGGCTACCGCTACGGCATCGACACGCAGGCAGAGGTGGACTTTGCGGTGGACGAGGTGATCCACTTCAAGCGCCCCAACCCGCGCTCGCTGCTGTATGGGCTGGGCAAGGTCGAGGCTGCGTGGAGCGTCATCCAGCAGTCCGAGGCGATGCATGAGATGGACTATTCCTTCTACGAGAACATGGCGCGGCCCGATTACGCCATCATTGTGAAGGGTGGCGCAGGCAGGGAGCAACTGGACCGCTTTGAAACCAAGGTGCGCGAGGCGCTGCAAGGCACGCGCAAGTCCGGCAAGTTCATGGCGATCAGCGGCGATGTTGAGATGCAGCCTCTGTCGTTCCCGCCCAAGGATCTGATGGGACGCGAGGATGTCGTGGAGGAAATCGCGGCCATCTTCGGCGTGCCTGTCTCCATGCTCAAGGCAAACGATCCCAATTTGGCTGCGGCCAAGTCCGGCTACGCGCAGTGGCGAGAGACAACCATCGCCCCGATCTGCCGCCTGGACGAGGAAACGCTGAACGCCAAGTTGCTGCCGCTGTTCAACCTGGAGGATGACTGCTACCTGGCTTACGACAACCCCGTGCCAGCGGATCGCCAGCAGGATCTGGTCGAGCGGCAGACGTCGGTGGCAGGCGGCTGGATGACCCCCAATGAAGCGCGGCTGGAGGCTGGCTACGACCCCATGCCCGACCCGGCGGCGGATCGCCTGTACCTGGGCGGCCAGCCCCTTGGCGCGAGCGCGCAGCCGCCGTCGCCGTTCGGCGGCCTGTTCGGGGCGCAGGGAGGCGCGCAGAGCCGTCCGAGCCTGCCAGCCCCGTCCGTAGAGCCGCAGGACACAGAGCCCGCCACGGAGCCTGTACAGGCGTCCAAGGGCTACGAGTCCAAGCCGCTTGACCAGGGCGGCGAGGATTGCGTGTCCAACAACATCCGCACGCTGATGGGCGAGGGCTACCCACGCGAGCAAGCCATCGCCATCGCCATCAGCGTCTGCGAGGGCAAGGGGTGGAGCGAGGCTGACCCCGCCAAGGCGCTCGCTGATGTGGACACCA